GACAAACTCCATCAGCAATATTTAGCTGATAAATATTATGGAGGCAAGAGGGTCTGGCTGAAAGGAGAATGAATATATGAACGCTAAAGAATACTTGACCCAGGCATACAGAATTGATCAGAGAATTAACAGTAAACTGGAACAAATCGTTTCACTTCGAGAATTGGCAACCAAAGCTACGTCTACCTTGTCTGATATGCCTCATAGTCCAAGCAAGAGCAAAGGATCAATGGAAAACATAATCGTCAAGATGGTTGATCTGGAGAACGAGATAAATGTTGATATTGATACTCTGGTCGATCTAAAAAGGGATATTGTAAAAGTGATAAAACAGATTCAAAATCCTGAATATCAAACACTGCTTGAGCTCAGATATTTATCCTTTATTAGCTGGGAGCAAATCGCAGTTGATATGAGATATGATTTGAGATATTTATATAAAATACATGGACGAGCTCTTGAACAATGTGAAAGATTTATAAAAGAGGACACTAAAAGACATTAAAAGACACTCAGAAAGTATGATATTATTATAATTACAGAGGAATAATGATAAGCCTTCACAGAATATGTGAGGGCTTTTTCTTATGTCAAAAGAGGTGAAAGGATGCCATTTAAACCAAAGAAACCATGCAGCCATCCTGGATGCAACGAGCTGACAGATCAAGCTTATTGTGAGAAGCATACAAGGCAGTTTGATAAACAACGTGGCAGTTCTTATGAACGAGGCTATGATAGCACATGGAGGAAGTATAGATTGATGTTCCTGCGTGAGCATCCTTTGTGTGAGACATGCCTTAAGGAAAGAAAGATTACACAAGCAAATGTAGTAGATCATATCGAACCACACAAAGGCAACAAGCAATTGTTCTGGGATGAAGGCAATCATCAAGCACTATGCAAGGCGTGTCATGACAGAAAGACTGCGACCGAAGACGGTGGATTTCGAAATTACAAAGGTAAAACTAGTACAGCATGACCCTAGGGGGGCCTAAAATCGCTAAAAACAGCAGTAAAACGACCGATTGCCTCAATTACACGAGATTTTTTCGATTTTTGAAACATTTTTTTAGGAGGAGTTTATGAGCAAATTACAGATTGAGTACATAGACATAGAACGGCTTATTCCCTACGTTAACAACCCTAGGAATAACAAGAATGCGGTTGATAAAGTAGCAGGAAGTATAAAAGAATTCGGCTTTAAAAACCCTATTATAGTGGATAAAGATATGGTTATTGTCGCCGGGCACACGCGAATCTTAGCGGCAAGGAAGCTAGGACTTAATGATGTGCCAGTGATCCGTGTGGAAGATCTGACTCCAGAGCAGGTTAAAGCCTTCAGGATAGCAGATAACAAGGTGGCTGAGTTTGCGGAGTGGGATGCTGAAATGCTGGCAATCGAGTTTGAGGAATTGAAACTTGCGGATTTCGATCTGGTGCTAACCGGCTTCGACCTTGATGATATTAATGCCCTTTCTAAAGAGGGCAAAGAAATTATAGAAGATGAGTTCGATGAAGAACCGCCAGAAGTTCCGATCACTATGAGACAAGACATCTGGTTGCTCGGAAAGCATAGGCTGCATTGTGGGGACAGCACAAGCGAAGAAGATGTTAAAAGACTGATGGATGGAAGTCTCGCTAAAATGGTGTTCACAGATCCGCCATGGAATGTCAACTACGGAGCAGTCAAGGAAGGGAACGAACAGGGATATAAACCAAGGACTATTATGAATGACTTTATGGGGACAGATGATTTCAAGGAGTTTATGAGTGGTGCATTCAGATCCATGAACATGGCATCGGAAAATGGAGCTATGACATATGTGGTCATGTCTGCTCAGGAGTGGGGCAATATGATGCTCACTCTAGCAATGAATAACTACCACTGGTCAAGTACTATCATTTGGAATAAGGACCATTTGGTGCTCTCAAGAAAAGACTACCACACGAAATACGAGCCTATTTGGTACGGCTGGAAAGAAGGCGACAGCAGGTTATGTCCGCTTAAGGATAGAAAGCAGAGTGATGTGTGGGATATAGATAGGCCTACGAGAAGTGATGAACACCCGACAATGAAACCTGTGGAGCTTGTAGCGAAGGCCATAAACAACAGCAGCAAGACAAATGATAATGTTCTAGATCTGTTCGGGGGCAGCGGCACTACATTGATAGCTTCAGAACAATGTGACAGGAAGTGCTTCATGATGGAGCTGGATCCGAAGTACTGCGATGTGATAGTAAATAGATATATATCATTTATTGGTGGTAGCGAGGGCGTGTTTTTAATACGAGACGGGGAGAAGATAGCATATGAAGAATCATATCAGGAACAATAACTAAAAACAGTTTAGATTTGACTTGCTATGTACACTGAACAGAGGGAACATGTTGTAAATGAAGGAAGGGGATGAAGAACATGTCAGACAGATTTTTCACTCAGAAATTTTGCGACAGATGTCACCAAGAACTTAAGGCAGGTAGAACAATGAGCATGTTTAATGAGCAGTGCATCTGCACGGAATGTGCCGAAAAGGAAAAGCAGGATCCAGAGTACAAGAAAGCTGTGGAGGCAGATCAAGTTTAAATACGAAAAGGAAATTACAACTTCAAAGGGATAAGGGGTTGAGGAGTTGAGGAGTTGAGGAGTATGAAAAAAGGCGACTATCTAATAAAAAGGAACAGCAACAAGATATATGTTATAGCCGGACGTTGGGACAAAGACATTGTGCTTGTAGATACTGACGAAGATTCAGAAGAGATATTGATATATGGTGCAGCGGAACTAGAAGGTCTGATTTCTGGAGGGCATTTCGGAAAACTTCACAGAACTGGAATCAAGATTGAGAAGGAAGTTTAGACACTTCCTTTATTAAGTAGTGTATATGCAGCACATCCGATATTTAATCAGGATAGGACGGATTTGTAAGAAATAATGAACTAATGATTATATTTGAGTAAAGAAGTCTCTTATACTCTATAATCTTAGTATGAAAAACCTCCAAACAGAACACTCGAAATTATAATTGACTTTAACTAAGTTGGGGTATATAAGTAAATTAAATATTCACAAAAAAAGGAGGTAATTTTTATGCCAACAATCGTTCATTTTGACATTGCAACGGATGATACTGAGAGGGCAAAAAAATTTTATACAGCATTGTTTGGATGGAATTTTATGAGCCCACCAGGTATGAAGGACTATTACCTTATTGAAACTCAAGATCTTGATGGGAAAAAAGGTGTAGGTGGAGGCCTCGGTTTAAGAGGGGATCCATCCCAAAGGATTTCTGCCTATATAGGGGTCGACGATATTGATGAATACGGCAGGAAAGTAACCGAACTGGGTGGAAAAGTAGTCCAGTCGAAAATGGTTGTACCTGGTTGGGGTTACTTGTCAATCTGCATTGATACTGAAGGGAACACCTTTGGTCTCTGGCAAGATGACAAGAATGCAGGTATGTAACTATGAAAAAGGCAAAAATATTAAGACTGCGGATTTCGTCTATTAATAATACCATTAATTCGAATGTTTTTAATTATGTTAATTTCCCTAGATATACAAATTAAACTATGATAGTAAATAATAAACAATATTCATAATCACGAACCACAGGGAACCTTAGGGTTCCTTTTTTAGTGGATAAAAACACAAACAAATTTGTGGATAATTAATATAAACAGAAAGGCGGTGCATCAATGGCTGGAAGAAAAGCATATCCATACGTCGTTATGAAGGCGACAAATGATAAAAACAGGCTGACCAAAGAAGAGCTTGATAGGCGAAAAGATAATGAACCCCGGATCAAGTCTAATGCTTTACGATGCCCGTCACACCTTAGCGATGGAGCAAAAAAGGAATGGAGGAGGATTGTTAGACTTTATAATGAGTTTGAAAAGCCTCTTTTGTCAGATCTGGATGTCAATGCTCTCGAGATATACTGCGAGTCATTGGTTACCTACAGAAAGGCTATGCTGAACGTGCGAAAAACCACTGAGGTCTACATAGATAAGCAGGACCAGAGCAAACCAAAGAAGAATCCCTGGCTCACTGTGGCCAATGAAGCTGCAATGCAAATAAAAAAGTATGGAGAGATTCTCTTGCTTGATCCAGTTTCTAGGGCCAGAGTGGGGATGGCAAAGAGCAATGATGAGGTAGGAGATCCTATGGCTTCATTCATAAAAAGAAGGACCGGAAATGGTGAATGATAAGTCAAGGGCCCTAGAAGTTATAGAATTTATGCAGCTTCTTCATCTCACAGATGACTTTTACGGTCAGCCCTTCACTCTAATGAAATGGCAGCACGACATCATATGGAATATTTACGGGACAGTCAATGATAATGGGTACAGGCAATACAGGTATGCTTATTTGGAGATTCCGAAGAAGAATTCCAAGACAACAACAATAGCTGGTCTTGCAATCTATCATCTGATTTGCGACCCTCCGGGCGGCCAGATTTATTGCTGCGCAGCTGATCGGGAGCAGGCTTCGCTCACCTATAATGCGGTGAAGCAAATGGTGGAGCAGGATAGAATGCTTCAGAAGATAATTAAAATTACAGACAGCAAAAAGTATATTAAGAACATAAGTACAGGGACCTTCCTTAAGGTACTTTCAGCGGAGGCTTTCACAAAGCATGGAATTAACCCTACTGTTGTTATCTTTGATGAGCTTCATGCTCAGCCCAACAGGGAACTCTGGGATGTAATGACCTTTGGAGCCGGAGCCGCTAGGAAGGAGCCGCTGTGGTGGGTAATAACAACAGCGGGTGACGATCCAGATAAGAACTCCATTGGCTGGGAGGTGCATGAATACGCACGAAAGGTCATGGATGGAGAAATCGAGGATCCGTATTGGTTTGTGAAAATATATGGTGCTCCGGAAGATGCTGACATCTTTGATGAAAAGACCTGGTATATGGCCAACCCTTCGCTTGGAGTGACGATAGATATTGAAAGCGTCAGACAGGAAGCCATAGGAGCGAGGAATGAACCGGCGAAAGAGAAGTTGTTCAGGTGGCTCAGGCTAAACCAGTGGGTATCCCTGAAACAGGTAGGATGGTTGCCTTTGAGTCTTTGGGATACAACGATCAGTAAAATAAATAAATCAGATCTGATAGGCAAAATGTGCTATCCAGGTCTTGACCTTTCAACTACAACCGACCTTACAGGGTTGGTTCTTTTAT